CCCCTGTCAGTCCACAGTTCCTCGTAGGGTACACCGCTGTAGAGGTCTGCCCATGCGGGGTACCGGAGAAGCGCATCCTCCAGAGTAATACGGTCCAGCGGGGAGCCATTGACAGCCGCGTCGAACACAGCATGAACATCAGCATTCACCGGTTTCCGGTAGAAGTACTGGTGCACCGCTGGGGTCAGATCATACGGAGGCTCTGCGTGTCGCCAATATAACGTGCGCTCACATGTGCGGATCGCCGCATTGCGAATAGCACTCTCGATCAGTGGGTTCGGGCAACCCGGTACGCTTACACTCACGCGAGGAATGAGTGAGGAGAACTCACGGTCGGCCATCAGATCACCTGCTTCGGATTAAGCCCGCCTTCTTCAGTGTCAGTGACAGTTCGCGTCTGTAGCCCGGTGGCCAGAACTTGATTGAACGAGTCTTGGAACAGCTTGGCGCGACCTGAGTTGACGTGCTCATCGTCCACGGACTCAGCGAAGAACACCACGCCATCGACGACAACCGGGAGATACACATCAGTGAGCGTCTCGATGGTCTGGTTGATCGTGTTGACGACAGGACTCTGCACATACTCCGCGACGAGGACCGTGCCCTCTGCGGGACGCGGGTACACAAAGAACCGATTTGGACTACGTACATGGCGCATGAAGTTGACCGGCATACCCGCCGGATCATTTGCCCAGCTAGGGTGAATGCGGTCCAGCGACTCCCGGTTGGTTTCTGTGAGGGCGTTACCACCCCGCACTTGGAAGACTTCTACCAACCGCATGGAGTCTGCTGGACAGCTTTGTAGCACCTCGCCCGGTACCGTGGGGATATCTTCAATCACAGAGAATAGGTCTGGACGTAGCACGACCATCCGCTTCAGCGTTTGGTTCACCCATCCGAGCATGAGGGTGTCGCTGTAGCGGTATGGCGCACGGGTGTCCTGAACCAGTATCCGTGCCTGTGTGATGATATCCGCAGGGGTCATTCAGGCCAGCCTCTTTTGGCTTCGACAGCCAACTCAGGATCGGTATACACTGGTTCTACAGGTATGTCAGTAGATAGATCAAGCCCGTTGACTTCCTTCCGGCTGCGCTTCACCTTGATAGTATCTGCGATCTTAGGTGTGATACCCCGTTCAGGATATGCCTCAGCCTCGGAAACGACTTCACACTCCGGATGTACTGCCATCCGCTCGTTGTAGTCGTAGATGAACCCATCGGCTTTGATCCGGATATACAGCTTGTCACTCATTTTTTCTTCCTTGCTTTGCCCGCTTCACTCAGTGCGATAGCAATCGCCTGCTGGCGGGACTTCACAACTGGTGCCTTCTTCGGCCCCTTGGGGTCAATACCCCCGTGCAACGTACCTCGCTTGAACTCGCCCATGACCTTAGCGACTTTGTCTTTCGGTTTCATTGCCATATTACTTCTTCCGCTTACCCGAAGGTGTGACCGGCCACGATTGGCGGGCAGGACCAGACTTCTTTGCCACCATAGTCTTGCGCTCTGCCCCGGTGAGCTTCTTGGCCGCAGCTTCTGGCCGACATGCCGGATAAGCCCGGGAACCCTTCTCAGCGCCTGAGCGCCCACAGGGCTTGCCGGTCTTCACATCGACCCACTTCTCACCGAACCATTTGCCGAGGCCGCCTTTGCTCACTTCTTCACCCGGTTGTCAGCACCTGACCAACTGCCGCCGCGCTTTTTGTACTCCTTCGCAGCCCACGCATTGGCATAGGCCGAGGGGTATACATCGAACTTGGCCTTGGCCGCAGCCTTCACTCGGCTCCACAGCGCAGGATTGTTGGGCTTTGACTCAGCCATGTCAGCACTTCCATGCTCGAAGGGATTTGTTGATGCGCGAGTTCGGGTCACGTGCCGTCTTTTCGCTGGTCAGCTTCTTCTTCATACCCTCCATGCGGGCACAGAAGCTATCCTTGCGCGGTCCGCCCTGCGGCTGCGGTGCCTTGAGACCCGGCTTGCCGGGGTTCGCCTTGTTGTAGGATGCGCGTCCCTTGGCGTTCAGACCACCCTTCGGGTCCTTACCTTCAGCGCGGGTCCATGCGGGTGTCTTAGCCATTATGCTATTGCCCCCTTAATCACGGCAAACTGCAACACTGGACTGTCGGTGCCCGTAGATGGGACGGTCGCGTTGTCGATATTCCCCACGGAGACGACGCAGGAACCCGCAGCCTGTGAGACAACATGCACCTGATAGTATCTCCGCGTACCAGCAGCACAACCGGACTTTATACTAAGGACAATAACATCGTTTGCCCCAATGGTGCTGTTAGTCAGCGTGAACTCGTCGGCGTCGTGCCCAGCGAGTGTCCCGGCAAACAGAGTGATCTCGCCTGTGATCTTATTAAGGGTAACACCTGTCGTGCGACTCGTGGCCTGAGCGACAGTGCCGCCAGTGCCAACGGCGTATCCGATAGATGTCGTAGCCTCGACAGTCGTACCTTTCACCGAGGCTGGCGTTGTCGCGCCCACAGTGGTACCGTCGATAGACCCGGCGTCGATGTCGACCTTGGTGAGATTTACCTCACCCGTCCCCTTTGGTGTGATGTTGATGTCGATGTTGGCGTCAGTACCGTCTGCGGACAGCGTGTTGCCAGTCAGTGTGACCCCGGTAGCGGCGTTGCTCGTCGTGAATGTAGTGGCGTCAATCGACGTGATGCCAGAGAACGTGCCGCTAAACGTAACGCCGCTGATCGCCCCACCGGTAATTGCCACCGCATCTGCGTTCTGTGTAGCGATGGTTCCAAGAGCGAGCGCGGTGCGCGCCGTTGCCTGATTAACAAAGGCCACATTGGTGATGCTCACCAGCCCTGTACCGTTAGGGGTAAGGTTGATGTTGCCGTTGGTGTTGGTTGAAGCAATGGTGTTACCGCTAAAGCGAATATTCCCGACTGATGTCGAGACCGTACCAATCTTCACGGCTGTCGCCACACCGGTACCACTATAGAGGGTTTTTTCCGTGGCTTCAGGACCGCCGTTGACGTGCATCAACTGACCAAATGTGACATTGATCGCGGAGCCAGTGAGGTTAGTGGGCATCGTTCAAGCCTTTAATTCTGCGTAGGGTGAATGGGGCTGTCACCCTATATAGATGACAGCCCCAAGCTCATCAGTTGCAGTCGGCGACGATAGCCCACACGCGAACGACAGCCAGATCAGCCGCGTTCACAGTCGTCACGTCGATGGTGTCGGCGGCATTGTAGTACTTACCGAAACCGAAAGCTGGCGAGAGCGTGTTTGGTGCGCCTTCAACCAGCGTGACCGTCGTCGACGAGTAACCTGCTGCCGTGTTACCGTTGACACCGTCGAGGAAGCCGTCGGGGTCAACACCATCACCAACGTCGAGGGTCAGCGTACCGCCCTCAGCCTTGGTAACATCCACACCGACAGCAATGACCTGAGTCTTTGCCGGGATACGGAGGACTTCGAGCACGTCGCCAGCGCCGAGAGCGGTGGCACCAGCGGCGGCGCGAGCAGCAGTGATAGCTGCAAAGTCAAGATCGACTTCGATGCGGGTCAGGCGATGCAGACCGTTATCCGGGTACGCCGCAGCGGTGCCCTTATTGAAGCCGAGCGAGTCAGTATAAGTAGCCATTCTTCTAACCTTTCATTGTAGATGGGGGGCCGAGGCCCCCCACCATCAGAACTGGATGACAGCCGTCGAGAGAGCTTCCGGCTTCACAACCTTGTAGCCATATACCTGAAGACCACGGATGATGTTACCGAAGGTCGTTTCAGAGCGGATGGTCTCCATGTTGGTCATCTGCGATGCAAACGTGAAGCCCATCTTGTGGCCCGAGACAATGTTGTACTTACCCGAACTCACATACAGGTTGTGGCTCACATACAGCGTGAAGCGGTCGATCATACCGAGACGACCGTTGCGGAGCGGAGTGACGCTATCGCCGGTCAGCGAGGCATCCTTCAGTTCCGACTTCTTGATGAGGCCAGCCATCTTGGCCGGGATCACCAGAAAGCGGTCAGCCTCCGGGCAGTTCGCTTCGTCGAGCACAGTGCCCATGTCAACGATCAGGTCGATAACCGAAGTGGTCGACGACGCACCGTCCTTGGTGACGGTCAGCGGCGACCCAGTGGTACCGAGGTTGAACGAAGCCGACTGCTCGCCAGCGGTAGCACCCTTGTTAAAGGCACCGATACCGGGGAGAAGGTCAGTCAGCACACGCTGGTCGATCTTGATCTTCATCCGCTCGGAGGCGTCCTTCGACCAAGTGTCCATCATGTTGATATCCGACTGGACCTTGTCCACATCATCCTCGACGCAGGCGAAGTACTCACCCTTGTCGATGACAAGCTGAATCTTCGGCTTGTCCGGATTGTCGACGGTCAGTGCCTGACCCTTGATGTAGTCACGGATGACGATCTCGGGGGTCGTGCGGATGTTGACGGTGTCGCCGTACGCACGGATTTCACCTTCATAGGTGGTGTTCGAGATCGCTGCGAGCACGGTGGCATCGTAGAAGTTCTCGATCAGTTTACCCGACCAGATTTCGGGGATGAAGTTGCCCGAGTAGTTCGGACGACCGGGGGAATTAGGAAACGCCATGACTTAACCTTTCTAATCAAGCATTTACGACAATGCGGCCTTCTCGTTGCGCCGCGAAAATGTCGTGTTCAGTACGATCCCGCTCCTGCTCGCGACCCTTGTACTTACCTGACCGCACGTCATCGAAGAACTTCTTGATGTCGTCGGGCGAATAGGTCTTGGGCTGCTTGGACGATGATGCACTGGAACCGCGTGAGCGACCCGGGGCAACTTGCCGTTCAAGCTCGTTTGAAGCAGCGGAGGTGGATTGAGCAACAGAGGCTTGTCCAGTGGACTCAAGCCAAGTTTGGAAGAACGCACTTACCCGATACGCATCGAGTGCTCGTTGGGCATCTTCAAGGTATGTCTGTCGTGCAACACCGGTCAGCGGATCGACATCGAGGAGCCAAGACTGAAAGCCTTGGTCATCGTTGACGTTGCGCCAAGACGGTACGTAGTTCGTCAGATCGGACCAGAACTGCTGCTCAGCCGATACCTGCTGACGCTGAGCGACAGCCTGCACCTGCGGGACAACACTTGTCTGCATCTGCTGGAGGAGACCCTCAATCTGGGCAAGGCGCTGAGCTACGGGAACAAGTTCCTCGCGGCTAACTTTGCGCATCACGTCGAGTGATTCGCCGTACTCAGTTACGTCCTGATCCGTCACATACCGCTGGGGCTGTTCCGTATCCTTGGACTTCTGAGCGGCAGTTGAACCCTGTTGAGACAGAGTCGCCAGCAGTTGTTCCATCTGCGAGACACGCTGCTCCAGTTCAGACTTCTGCCGAACTGTAGCGTTGTACGACCCCTGAAGGGACCGCCATCTCTGAGCATAGGTATCAGAGTTCTCATCTTCCGAGTTTGGTGCGCCGGTAGTGTGCTCGTCTCCCGGTGCCTGAGCAGCATTCTCGTTAGCGTCAGCGTCAGCCTGTGGTGTGCTTTGGGCAGTGTCAACGATTTCCTCTCTGGCCTCAGCGTTATCGCTTGTGCCAGCTTCCCCGTTAAGCTGCTTGTACAACTCCTGCACAGCTTCGGACTGCTTACGAACTTGCTCTGGAAGTGCCATGTTAATTGCTCCAATCTGTGAGCTTGATTAGTCGGCTCATAAGTCAGCCGCTAGATT